CCCCTACCCCCCGCTCGTTGTTTATTTGCTGTAAGTGTGTGGCTTATGCGCTTCGCGGCCGCTCTTGCTGTTGTGGCAGGCAGCACACAAGCCCTGGTGGTTGGTTGGCTCCCAGAACTCTCCGCCGAGGCGCACAGGCTGCACATGGTCGACTACAGTGGCCGCTCGTGAGCATTGCACGCACAGCGGGTTGATAGCCAAGTAGTGAGCTCTATAGCGCCTCCAGCGGGTAGTGTTATAGCGCGGCTCCACGACGCGCCTCTCATGCATCTGCTTGCGCTTCCTGTCTTCAGGCATCCAGGGCATCAGAGTAAGCCTAAGACGTACAACAGTATCAGCACAAAGAGATGCCAGAATAAGCGGTCTCCAATCATGGCAGCAGCATAATGATGAGTGACATAGCTACACCGATATAGCCAATAAGCAGTAGCTCGTAAGCTGATTCCTTCTCTCTCATTTCAGATAGCATTCAGTTAGATCCAGCCAATCGTCGAGATACATGCATACAAGCGGCGGCTGGTTGTTGCGCTTGTGTATCACTACTCTGATGCCGTCAGCTGGCATGCGTGCCAGTATCGGAGCATAATCCATGTTGCGCTCTACAGCTTTACACTGAATGAGAAAAGGGTCAGTGCCGATGAGGTCAACGCCCTCGTTATCGAGCTCCTTGTTGACAGTGCTGGAGCGCTTCACTTCTCCGCCATGGTGCTTCTCCCACAGTCGCGCTATCCTGAGCTCAAACCGTTTACCCTTTCTCTTAGCGTTGAGCATCTCTGCTGGTTTAGTTACGAATATCATAACCAGCGATCTTCTGGGTCCGGAAAGCGGTCAGCGCGATTGATTGCCCTGCTGACCTTTATGCGCGCTCGCTCTAGGTAGCTTTCTGAGAAGTCTTCGCCGGTAGCCCTAAAGATATAGGCTCGTAGCTCAGGCAGCGAAAGCGTAAGGCTGTTCTCTACCAGCTCCTCAACCCATTCAATAAATCCTGGAGGCAGGTCGAGGTCGTTGTTTCTTGGTTGTTTCATGTTTATGGTGGTTTAGATAGTCGCCTAAGCGCATGCCTTCAGGCAGGATAGCCCGCAAGCGGTCTGCCATCCTAGCTATGCGCTCCTGCGCCTGGTTTACTCTCTCTTCTCGTGCGTCATGCGCGACGCTCATGCGCTGCGCTTGTCGTGTCAGTATCTCCGCTATGATGGCGTTATCTGCGTAGAAGGTGCCGTCAAAGTCGAAGCGATTGGCTATTAGCATAAGTTCCTTGCGTTTAGCCCAGCGCAATGTCTCAACGCTGTAGTGCGTGCGTACAGGCTCCCAGCGGGCCAGCTGGTCGCCTTCAGCTACGATTGCGTCCACTAGCGCTACGCGCTCGCTTCGGGCGCTCGTATCGCTTCCAATTGGCCCAGCTGTATCGCACTTGGCTTGTACGCAATCTTCCTGTGAATGATCCTTCTGCATAGCTTATGAATTCGTGCATCTCTTGCTCGTCGATTAACTCGCCTACGAGCTGGTAGCCGTAGCGCTGAGGGCGTAAGCTTCCTGGCTGTACCAGATAGAACTCATGCACCTCAGCGCCATTCGGCATAAAGTAGAGCTCAAGCGCCGACGCCGAGCCCCTCGAGGATTTCAACGATGAGCTTGCAGTCATCTTGAATCAGTTTCCAGTCATGGCGCTCGCGCACCCACTGCATGCGTTTGGGGCATCGCTGAACCGTGCGCCGCGTCATAATCTTTTCGCTTAGCTGGTTCTCATTGCGGTGAGCAATGTTGAAGATGCATTCAGCATGTCGGCGGATAGCTGCCTTGTCGTAGTCTGTACGCACAGAGCTGAGGCGCTGAGCGAGACTGTGAACAGCGCTACGCTGCTCGCTGATCATAGGTCAGCCAGTAAGTCATAGCGCGCACCCAGCTCATGCAGCTCAGGGTTGAGCGGCGAAGGCTTGGCAGCCATGACGGTAAACGTCTTGTTAGTGCCGCGGCCGTCAGCGATGAGGATGAAGTCGGCAACGGTCAAGCCTTGTAGCTCGGTAGCCAGGGCGAGCATCTGCTTCGCTACTTGCTGGTTAACTACCAGCACCGCGGGAGCGCCTCCGTCATGCCCTTCTACAGGGCTCACGCAGAACACCACCTTGCGCGCGGGGCTGCCAACCTCCCAAGTTTCGCCTGCTTCGAGATCGGGGCGCTCAACGTCGAAGGGCCACATGCGTGAGTAGCCTTTGCCGTCAGGCCGGTTGACCCATTGGCTGAAAACTTGGATGAACTTGTCGCTGATGACGCGGAACTGGTTGCGTCCGTCAAACTTGCGCCAGAAGTTGGTGCGCTCTGGCTTCGCTGTGAACTCGTCACTTAGCTTGTATTCCATGTGTTGTGAATTTGTGAGCGACAATGATGCGCACGATTCACAGCAAATGCAAAAAGCCCAAGCGTCTATTTATCCACCTTGCTTTTGTTGGAAAGCGTTTTGTGGATGCGGATAACGTTCAGAGCTATGAGCGATAACGCGCCCGCGATGCCTACAGCCCAGTCGATAACATCTTGCCAGCGGGCCAGCTCCCAAGCTGCAAACGCAAATGTCGCGTAGATGTAGTCGTGTTCTGAGCTCATTGCTTATCTTTGTTTCGCTCTTAGAGGAAAGGGCTGTTTTTGGTTTAGATAGACCGGTCCTAGTCAAGTAGGGCCGGTCTTTTTTTGTAGGAGGATGCTCATACATAAAGGTAAAATACAGACCGCAGATAGGGCGACAGCTGGCCAGCTAATGCCCTCAGCTATGACACTCTCCGCTACAGCAAGCGCAAGGAGACCCGGTACTGTGTTGCGTGCACTCCAGCGACGCAGGCGGCCTTTGGTCTGCAAAGCGTCGTTGATAGCTAAGGCTCCAGTGTCGGAGCTCTTTGAATTTATCAGCGACCTCAAAAGACGGGCAAGCTTTGGGGCTGAATTCGTTGTGGCCATGGATAGCTAGTGGGCGGTTGAGTGTGATGCATAAGGCGTAGACCAGGCGCGTGAAGCTGTCGCGCTGGCGGCCGTTCATTGTGTCTTGCGGCCGATCGTTGTAGTCCACGCCGCCGATGTAGCAGATGCCGACGCTGTTGCGGTTGTGCCCGCGCACGTGAGCGCCCATGACGTCAAGCGGTCTGCCTGTCTCTATGATGCCGTCAAGCCGAATAACGTAGTGGTAGCCTATGTCGCTCCAGCCGCGGTGCACGTGCCACTCGCGAATAGTGTCCGCGCCGATGTCCATGCCTGGAGGCGTAGCGCTGCAGTGCAGAATAATGCGCTTAATCTCTCTCACTTGCTCTTGCGTTGGATGACGTACCACTGGCCATCATAACAGACTACAGCGATGCCATCGTAGTCGCGATCCATAGCAAAGCTAGTCTGCCCATCTATGCGCACGCCAGCTGTCTGCTCGTCAGCTTGTAGCACAATGCGGTAGTTCTTCGTTGCCGTTATAGTGCCATCGCTCTTAAAGCGAAACATGCGGCCTTCGTTCTCACCTACCCTAGGCAGCCTAATGTTGCCTGTGCCGTTAGCGGCATCAACGTAAGTGTTCATGTACATGTAAGTTTGATGCTCGGTAAGTATCTCATGGATAGCGCCGCCGCTGTGCTCGATGAGCTTGATGCGGTGGAACAGCGGGCCAACACTGCTGACTTGTTGCATAGCGCGCCCAGCTGTGAAGTCGTCAGGGAAGCCGCCAGCGGTAAGCTTAGGTTGCTGCACCTGCTGCGTAACGGTGAGCACGCTGCTGTTGATGAGGTCGAGAACGCCGTCGCGTAGAATGCCATCGGAGCGCGGTGGGTCGTCAGCGCTGGTGATGCCGCTGTTATCGTAGGCAATCTTGTAGCGCTCTACTGTACTCTCGCGGCGGTTCATGTTTGTGCTTATCTCAAAGGGTACATAGAATTCGCTATTGTCCACCAGCGTCATGTACATCTCAACGATGTCGGTAAGCGTACCGCGGTGGATCTTCGTAGCGTACCGCTGTCGGCTTAAAGCTTCCTCAACGCCGAGCCTGTGGATAGGTAGCGGGCCAGTTGTCTGGCTGCTCTTCCAGTCGTTCTCCACTCTGTTTAAGCTGCCGTCTAAAGCGTAAAGCTTGCCTTGGGCGCTGAAGCTGACGTTATCGCCGAACAAGATTTCGCCTTGATCTAGCTCCAGCACGTTGTCGCTGGTGTGCGTAGCGCGGTAGGTGATAAGGTCGCCATTGGTGCCGGTGCCGTCAACTATCTCAACGCCGAAGTCGATGAAGAAGTCATCGCTAGTGTAGCTGCTGGTGACGTTCACCGCGGGAGCTTCCTCGTTAAAGAACTTGACTACAGCTGTACAGTCTAAGCCCACCAGCTCGGCTGGCAGCTCGTCAGTCACAAAGCTGTAGCTCGTATTGATGTTGGCACCGTTGGAGCGGTCGAAGCTGGACACGTCAATTACATAGCGGTCGGAGCTGTCGGTAGTCCATTGCTCAGGCTGATAGTATCGGTTGCCAACTTTCAGCATAAGCTCGACTTCGATATGTACGCGCGATTCTGGTAAGCCAAAGTCGAAGCCGGCATCTGGGGACACTTGAAACTCGACAAAGCCACTAATGCGAAACTTTGTGCCGACTTCGTAGGTGCGGTCAGTGTCGGCAAGCGTGATATTCTGCCCGCTGGTAACTACCGTGTCGTCGTTGCCGCGCACCACATACATGTTACCGCTGTAGCGCCTGGTGCGCTCGACGCTCTTAACGGGTGGCAGGTGCGTGAACACATGACCGCGTAGCTTGTCGTAGTCGGTGCCAGCAATGCGCTTAACCTTGCCAGCAAAGTCGATAGTGTCGGCAATCGTCCAGATAATATTGTCAGCGTCCTTGTCATACTGCTTTATAATTGACTGGATGCCTTCGTTATCGCTGACGCGCTTGTGTACGTTCAGCGGCCAGAAGTAGAAGATGCCTTCAGCTAAGAACACGCGAGCGTTAAAGCAAGATGCCAAGCTGCTTAGGATGTCGTAACAGCTATACGCCTCGCTGGTGCCGTCGTCGAGCACCTTGACTGGCGTCTGAGCTATGATTTCACCCAGCGGGTCGGTGTCATCTTCAGAGCTGTGTAGCTCAGTGTCATTGATGTATCGAATGATCGGCTCGCCGTCTGCCCAGCGTGAGTATGTACGCAAGCCGCCCAAGCAACGCACTAGCTGTTTGATTACTTGCAAGCCTGAGCCGCCGACGTCGCCTAGATCTAAGCTGAAGTCAACGTCTTTGAGATTGCCCAGGTCGTCGCTAGCTGTCAAGCGTACAGCCGTAGGAAAGTCCTCGTCGGCGCGCTCCACCTGCTCGGCTAGGATGACGCCGCGCCAGTATATCTCGTTGTCGCCATCGGGGTCGCGGTAGACTTCGACTAACAAGCGCCCCTCTGGGAAGCTGTACAGCAGGTCGAGCGTTTGCGTATGGTCCGCGTTCTCTTCGTACAGCGTGAACTCTAGAGAGCTCGGTATGATAGGCTGATACTGTTGCTCGTTGGCGCCGCTGTATTTAAGTATGAAGCCCTCGCCGCCAAGCCGGAAGCTTTCCGCGTTAGCTGGGTTCCAAGCGCCATTTGTGTCGTAGATGCTTACGCGCCAGTCGTCGCCGTAGTGATCAGTGAACTCGCTGTATAGTCTCTCGCCTGCCATTAGAAGCCTCTTACTCGGTTGCGGTCAAAGCCTGCGCGCTCGCTGCTTATCAATATGTCGCGGCCATCTAGTCGGCCAGTAACTGTGACGTTGCCGCCGCCCATCATGCTTTGCAGCTTATCGAGTGGAGCTACCACCTCAGGGTTGATGCTGCTGGTGCCGGGGCCCTCGCCAACCATGGCAAGCGAAGCGCCTGTAAACAGCCCGCCTTCAGCCATCTGCGGAATGCCAAAGCCTGACTTCATGAATGCACCAAAGCCAGCCTTTCCGCCTGTGAGCTCAGCGACGCCAGTAGCGCCACCAGTGAGCGCGGCCAAGACTGCGAACGTAGCCGCAAGCGCAAGCGCTTTCTTCAGCAAGCGGCCAAGCGTCTGCATCATAAAATCGCCGAAGCTCTTAGTGCCTTCCTGGATAGCTGAGAAGGCTGACTCGAAGAAGCCAGGCAAGCCGTCTTTGATAGCTACAGCGAAAGCGTTGTGTACGGTGTTGGCCGACTCGCTCAGCTCCAGCATTGCCGTCTTCAAGTGGTGAGTGCTGTAGGCACTGGCTAGGATGTCGTCAGCGCCTTCGCGGTGCATGGCGTTGACCTTCTCCATAGCTGGCAGCATATCTATCTCGATAGTGTCAGCTAGTTGCTGGGTCGCTTGCACCTCTTCCGGCGTGGGCGTGGGCAAAGCTGACAAGCCGACAACAGCACCAGCTCCGAATTGCGCTTCTGCTGTAGCCTTCTTGAGGTCTGTGATGCTCGCGCTAATGTCTTCTATCTGATCACCGTAACGGCTTACGTTGCCCCTAGCTATCTGCTTATCAAACTTGTCACCCAAAGCGCCAACGCGCGTAGCTGCTTCTTCTGCAGCTTTGGCTTGCTTTAGTTGTGCTAGCTCTGTCTCCAAGGCGCGGCGCTTAGTGTTCAGCGCAAGTATCGCCTGCTCCTTGTCCAGCTCCTTAGTGCGTACTATAAAGCCCTCCGTTTCTTCGCGCGTAGTCTTGATGCTTGCCTTTAGCGTGGTCATAGCTGTGACCAACAGCGCAACGCCGGCAAGGACCGCGCCGATAGGATTAGCAGCCATCACAACATTTAGCGCAAGCATGGCGCCGCGAGCTTTGATGAGCGCGCTGACGAGTAGCATAAGCGGCCCAGCGCTGGCAGCTACAGCCGCGATGGTTAGCGCTACCTGCTTCTGCCTGTCGCTAAGGTTCGTGAAGCTCTTAACCAGCGCCTGCACCTTAGGCACCAAAGGCTTGAGCATGTCGTTGATGAGCCTGCCAAACTCTTCGGTAACATCGCCGATGGAATTCTGCAGCTGCTTGAAAGGCCCCATGCCAGCTTGCGCAGCAGCTTCGGCGCTACCGCCATACTGCTTCTCTAGCTCGGCAAGGATGAGCGTCTGAGCTTCGGCAAGCTGTCCGCTCTCAGCCAGTGACTTAATTACTTCCTTCTGGTCAGCACTGAACTGGATGCCGGCACGCGAGAGCGCGGTGAGGTTAGCAACAGGATCGTTAAGCGCTTTGCCCAGCTGGATGCTCGCGCTCTTTAGATCACCGTCGAGGCGCGTAGCAAGGTCTAGCGCAACGCTTTGCACGCGGCTGAACTGGTCGCCGCTAATGTTGGTGAACGTCAGCAGCTGAGCTGTAGCGTCCTTTAGTATCTCTTCGTCACCGAACAGCGTCTTAGTCTGCAAGTCGGCAGCCATCTTCTGCAGCTGCTCAGATGTATAGCCGACCTGGTTAGCGGTGGACGCGAGGCCCGCTTCAACTTGCGCTATAGCTTTCTGCTGATCATCGAAAGCTTTGACGCTTTGCGCGGCCATGATGCCTAGCGGGGCGGTGAGGCCCATAGTCATATTGCGCCCAAGGTTCTGGATGCTGCCTGCAATCTCGCCGAAGTTCTTGCGGAACTTGGCTTTAGTCGTGCGCAGGTCGTTGTTCAGCTTGCGCAGGCCCTCTTTGCTAAAGCCTATTGTGACTTTAAGTTCTGATAGTTTAGGCATTTGCCCACTTCTTTAATGTTTCAAACATGAGCCGATTATCGCCTTTGGTCTGCTGCTTCTTCTCCCATGGAAATTTAGCTATATCTGTCGGCTTTATGCGGGTTCCCTTCTTCGCATGTGGCTGAAGTACAATGGCTGCCAGCCACCTGGTGCGCTCCCAGTGCTCGCGCTGTTTGTACTGCTGTAGATCCTGGAAGCCTTCAGCGGCCAGCAAGAACTCACTCAGCTCCATATCGTAAAAGCAAGAAGGGCTGAGACGCATGTGCCCCAGCCCTACTTTGATACAGTCTTCGACAGTCAGCGCTTTGCCTTCAACTTTTTTTTTCCCCGCCTCCGCCGAGCATCTCGGTGAGGGCAGTGGTAAGCGCAGGCATGTCGCTCATATCGATAAGCCCTAGGAAGTCGTCGAGCTCAACCTTAAAGGGAATGTCTGCATGCTTGGCGCCTGATTGCGCTAGGTAGTAGACAAACGTTCCGACACTAACGATGTCGTCGTCGAGCTTGCTGATGTCGATGCCGGCCTCGCGCTTGGCGTTAGCCAGGGCGCGCATATCGCAACGCAGCGTGAACTCCTTGCCGCTAAGTGTCAGCTTCATTCAGCAGTGGTGTCCAAAGCAATGGTGCCAGTGAGCTCAAGCGTAGCGCTGTACGTTACGTTATCCTCTACGCTACCGCTGGCCTCAATGCTAGTGACGTAAGCATTAGCAGTGAAGTTGTGCTCTGGGTCGCTGGCCGTAGCAGCGTCAAGACCAAAGACTACAGCTACAGTGCTACGAGCTGCAAAGCTAGTCATCAGTGTGCTCACAGCATCGGAGCCGCCATCGTCTACGAGACCGCTGACGCTAACGCTGCCGGAGCGCATGCCTTCAGCAAGTGTGCGGAAACCGCCTGAGCCCTTGGTGCTCGTATCGCGAGTCTCCATGCTCAAGCTGATGCTGCCTTCTGTCTGATCGGGGAGGCTGGTGCCGCCCAAGGCTAGCACGTAACCAGTTCCATTAATGATTGCCATTATTCTGGGTTCTTAGTGTTGTTCGCAATGATGGCGTTAAACAGCAGATCTACGTAAGCGAAGACGCGATCATCGTTAATGCTGGGCGTGAGGTTAATGACCACCTTGGCAAAAGCCATAAGCGCGAGCACCAGTTCAGCCCAGTTAGCTGCAATAAATTCCATGCTCTAATTTACAGAGAATCACCGAACCAACCCGCCGCTTCTGCTTCCTCTTGCGTTAATACTTCAGAGTCGCTCGGCATCAGATATTGGAACAGCACCACCGCCGACGTGCCGATGTAGTACGTCATGGCATCGCGCTCTTCCTGCGTGAGCTGAGGGAACAAAGCTATCAGCGCATGCAGGTCGCGCTCTGGGTGTACGTTGATAGCTAGATCGGTGTCACCGACGCATGCCCACTGTCCTGTCTCTGGGTGCTGGATGGTGGCCAGCAGCATCGTAGTTGTGCGCCCAGGTTCGTGGAGGTGCTTGGGTAGCTTCAGGTTGTACAGCTCGCGGCTGATGCCTTTGGCGCGTTGCTCGCTGGTGAGGTTCAGGCGCGCGGTGACTGGGAGGTATACGGTAGCCATTAGGTGTAAATGCTGAAGTAGGTGTTGATGTCAGTCTCGATGCCGGTGCGGTTGCTGGATTGATCGGCTGGCCAAAGAATAGCTTCTTGTACCGGCCCGTCGTGATAGTTAAAAGAACCTGTGTATCCAGAAGTATTGCCAATGCTTAAACTGTCGGTTTGCCCACTACCGCTTGTACCTACGCTCGTCACCTCTGTGCCATTCACATAAAGCACGCTATTGGGACTATCAAAGACGCCATGGGCTAAATATTGCACTCCCGTACTTCGGCTGCCGCCGTGATCAACAGAACCAGCATACAAGCGCCAGCCAGAATCGCTGGCATTAACTTGGATTAGATTACTTGTGCTGCTGCTTAATACAGATGATTCACTAGTTAAATCAAATTTGAATACGCCTACATAAGTGTAAGGCTGTGAGATAGCAGTAAATGTTGCGCCTTCCAGAATTTGTTGAGATGCCCGAACAAAATCCAGCGCCGGTTTGCCGTTGTCTGTAATTACAGCAGTGCCGTTGTAAATCTGCGGTTGCTTGCTCCCCGTGCTTTGTGTGGCGTTTCGAGCGTTGCCGCTTTGATCGTACCAGGTAACGACGTAGCCGTTAGCGCTGCCGCAATGCGTGGCTATTGCAGACTGGTCGACGCCGCCGCTACCGTCAAAACCGATGTCAGCTTCAGTGTCGCCGCTATCCTCGCGCACCCGCATACAATACCCTGTGTAGTCCTTGTCCAACTTGCGAATGCTGAACGCTGCTGCCGCATTTGGGTAGCTGTCCAGCAGTAGGTCAGTCGCCGCCGCCGTCGTCGTGCGCACCATCTTCAGCGACAGCGGCAACGTGCCGCGCGTCTCAGCTGTGGCGTCGGTTTCATTCAGGCCGGCAAGAAGCGCCGCTTTAGCTGTGGCGAACGTGGCGTTATCGGCTGGCTGTGTGGTGTACTCTGTCCAGTCGCCTGCGGTGTCGGGGTCGGCTTGGAACTTCGTGCTGTAGTACAGCGTTCGGTTGATGGTGTCAGTCTCGCCGACGTCGCTCACTTCGCTCTCAGCATACCCGTCGCCGTCAGGTCGCGCGGTGTAGTAAATCTCAAGCGTAGCCGTGGCGCCGCTGCGCTCGCTCTCGGCTTCGGTGCTGTAGCGATTGTGGTAGTGCGTCTTGGTGGCGTACCTGGTGTCGAAGCGCGTGTCACTGTAGTACAGGTTGGGCGCCGCCTCGTTAATGTCTTCGGTAGTAATATCTACGTTGCCGCTACCGTCAGGATCTAGGCCGTTGACCTGTTGCACATAGCCGGCGAGGTCTGACGCTTGCAAGCGCGTCGCAAACTCGTAGGCCGTGCGGTCGCTGTTCACTACCAGCACCTGGCCGGCGGTGCCGATGCCGTCGGGAATATCGCTGAGGTCGCTGATGAGCGCCTGGCCAATGCGCAAGTCAACGCGCGCGTCGGTGTAGTATAGGTTGCTGCCTTCGGGTATCTGACCTGTGCTGAGGTTGACGTCGCCCTCGCGGTCGGCTGTCTCGCTGTTGATACTGCGCACCAAATC